CTACTTACTGACCACAAGCGGCAAATCCAGTGTTGGGGTGATTTTTGTTTTGCGATCATAAATCAACACCTGGTTTTCTGTTTTATGCCCACTGAAAATTTGTTTGTCGCGGCTGCTGCCTTCATAATCTGAAATCCCTTTGGCTTTTATGTCATGAAAATTACATCCGAACGGAACGCCTGCTTTTTGCTCGGCTGCGCGTTTAGCCTGATTCCACCAGTTGTTCAGCGTTTTAGCGATGACTTTCCCGCCTTTGGTTGTGCTGATCACATACTCGCATATGCCGGAAGATACATTTCGGGCTAACTGGATCGCCGTACGTAATCGCGGAGACCATTCCTTGATTTGTTTGGTGCCTGTTTTGTTTTGCTCAATGTAGATCCCTTTATCCATAATATCCTGCCATTTCAGCTCGAGAACATCACCGAGCCTTGCCGCACAAAGATAGGAAATCTCCATTGCAATGCGTAACTGTGGAATTGCTTCCGCGTATATCGCCGCATACTGTTCATCGGTTATGTAAACAGTGCGGGCTTTAAGCGTGAATTTTCTGACGCCTTTGCATGGATTATTTTTCACATACCCACGCTCATATCCCCATCCGTATACGCGACTCAGGCTTGCCAGCTCATGGTTTGCCTGGGTCTTGCTCTCAAGTCCCCGCTTATCCATGAAAATTCTTACTTGCTCAATTTTTACATTATCAGCAAGCACTTTACCGAATACCGCCAGCAACGCCCTCTGATGTTGTCGATAATCTTTTTGGGTTCGGGGTGCCAGTTCTGTAAATGCAGGGGAGTCCATAAACATGTGCCATAATTTAGCGACGGTCATTATGTTGTGGAGTTTTGCTTTTTCCAGTTCATAATTTTGCCAGACTTTAGCTACGCTGGTTTCCCGTACTCTTCCGAGCCCTATAGTTCTTGTGCTTCCTTCGGGTTTCCACACGTAACTGTAACCATTCGATCTAACACGCGGTGGTAGTGCATTATCTTTTTTGTTTTTTCTTGGTCTTCCCATTGTTCAGCGCCTCAAAATCGGGTTCAGCGGAAACCAGTTCAGGTGCTTTTGGCATCGTAGTCAGTCCGTGTGGAATATCCCTGCGAAGAACTATTGGTTCGTTTTTAGGACCGATTACAAATGGGATACCGTGCAGCCTTAACTGGTGTTGCTGTTTTGTGTATCGCTCGTATTTCGTGATCTCTTGAATCTCTGCTGGCGATAGAGTTAATTCGTACATGTGGTCACGTGCCTTACAGCATGACCGCCGCCAATATAATTCGGAGACGGCGATCAGGGTTGAACATTAAAAATCAACCGGATTCGGGATCAGTTTTTGCCAGATTGCTGAAACGTATTTTGCCTGGTGACGGGCGTCATCCAGTGCATTGTGGCGAACGCCTTCGAATGGAATAACGGTTCTAGCATCAAAGTCGATTGTTTTTCCCAGCTCAACGATTGTGCGTACATCGCGATCGTTGTGGTAGCGCCACGGGCAGGGGATGTCCAGACGTTCGTATGAGGTGCGCAAAATTGCGTTATCGAAAGTTGCACCATTACCCCATACCTGAACGAATTTTTCATCTGAGTATTCGTTGATGAACTCCCGAAACCGCGAAAGGGCATCCTTCAGTTTTACCTGGTCTGTTAAAATGGCAGCTCTGGCTTCACTGGACTGCTTCAGCCACCATTTGATGGTTCCACCGTCAGGAGCAGCCCCTGTATTCATTGCGTCAGTCAGACTGATAACGATATAAAATACTGGCCCGATTTCCCCTGTTTGTGGGTCGAAGAAAACCGCACCAATAACCACGATGGGCGCATTGGTGTTGGTTCCCATTGTTTCAAGGTCGATCATCAGGTGGTACCACACTCTGCTGGTGGATGTGATAACGTGATGACCGTTCACCACAATTAAGGGATCTGCCGTCTCACCAGTTTCATTATCGCTGGCGTGGTCCTGAGCGCTGCCAGCATTCTCCTTGTGTGGATGTTCAGCGCCTTCCATTTCCTCCGGATCATTTTCCTGAACTTCAACCTGATTCTCTTCATCGAATGTTTCCTGGTATGTTGCGTCGCCCATCACCGCGCCACAATCAGGGCAGTTGCCGCCACCGCTCTGACCGCAGGCGGTGCAGACTTTTTCCGGTTCCTGTTGCGCTACTGCCTCAGGTTGTTTCGTTTCTGGCTCGTTTTGTAACGCATTTTGGCTGTTTTGTTCCGCTTTCTGGTCGTTCTGTTCCGATTCTTGCTGGTTCTGGTTTACAGAATCGCGGGTTTCAATCCCCTTCACCCATTTCGGATCATTCGGGTCGCTAATCCCTGCAACAAATTCTCCGCGAGAGGCAGCAAGCAACTTATCGGCGTCAGGCTGGCTGATATTGGCTGCCTGCATAATTTTGTTTACTTCGTCAGCGGTAACTTTTACCGGCTCTGGTTGTGCGGTCGTGTCAGATGCACCAGTATTTTGTTGTGAACCTGAGTACGTGCCGTTTTTACGGGCAAAATATTCTTCTTTCGTGATTTCAGTAGCCCCGGCAGCCAGCGCCTTATTCAGACCAGAAAGTTTGTTTGCACGACCATATTTTTCGCCATCCTTATCGGTGAAGAGGAAGTAGAACGGCCCCTCACGCTCTACAGATGGTTCAGTTTCCAGCGCGCTTTCATTTTTTTGGGTATCAGATACTTCAGTTTCCACTGCATCAGTTTGTGCTGCTGACGGCTGGAGAATATCAGCAGTGCTCTGGTCTGTTTCTTCATCCTCAAACACGCCCTTTGTCGCCAGGTATTCAGTGATGTATTTGTTCAGCGCCACGGGATCTTTGTGAATGTCGATCGGACGCTCACGGACAAGGCCAAAAATAGTCTGACGGTCGTAGCGAACGGCATCAGGTTGTTTGCGCATTGATGCGGAAATACGCTTCCAGTCTTCGCGATCTTTGTCGATAACTTCATTTTTTGCCCAGCGATGGATGCTGCCGTCAATGTTTCCGGCATCAATATCACCAGGCCAGAAAGCGTAGGCCAGTTCTTCATCCAGTGTTTTCCATGTCTGCCTGTATTCGCGACGAATGACAGCAGTTACGGAGTCAGTTTTTCCTGCAGAGTTTTCAGTGCCTTGCCGGTTGACTCTGGCGCGGGCAAGATCGACGACGGAATTATATGCGCCACCTTCTTTGCGCTCCTTTTCCATGCGTTTTTTACGTTCGAGAAAATACGCCTGAACGTCGGGCCATTTGGCTGTTGGTTTTAAATCACGTCTGGCATCGTTGATGTACTCAATCTGACGCTCTGGATACATGGCGTTAATTTCTCTGGTCCGGATAATTGCTTCAGCGAGGTGTCCATCAAAAGTCGTCATCTCGTCATCGCCGAGAAGCCCGCTTGCATTGATGACCATATCCACGGTGATGTTTTCATGTGTACCGAACCTGACAAGGACAGCAGCCCGCTTGTCGTCAGATAACTGATTAAAGTTAACAATTTCTGCGTCCGGTTCAGGGTCGACCGGAACAAAGGAAGCCGACTCCTCATTCCAGCGGTTTTCCTGCATATATTCGGAATCCCAGGAATCGAGAGCAGGGCGGGCCATGCCGGGTTTATCCTCGCAGACAAGAAATTTATAAGCACAGTCCTGAGCTTCCGGGTATTGTTCCAGAAATAACCAGCTAAATTTGGCTCTTGCCCGGCGTTCGTCGCCTGCTTCAATGGCAGTGGCCACAGGTTTGGCGCCTTCTGCTGTTGCCTGTTCGTCCGGAATGGCGGCGCAAATAAAGACTTTACTCATTTTGTTTTACCTCATTACAGATTTAAGGGTGGACAAATCCCTGCCATTGCTGACATATAAAAATAAAACCGGATATTTATTATGGGGCTGTTTTAAAGGCCTGCCGGGATTTCGTTATTGTTCATGCGAATAATTTTGTCGACAGGATAACAGTTCCCGGGAATTTTTTGCTCTGCCGCGGCAGTCATGCATTCTTCCATTGAGTCATGTATGTCAATAACAAGATCAATCGGTTCACCAGAAACAAAAAAACAGTCAGAACGAGTACAAATGCCGTATTCATTGCCTGCATCCTGTTTGCATCAGACGTAAACGGGCCAGCATCGAAACAATGCATATTTTATTTAGCAGTTCCTGTTCGTGTTTTCTTTTATTAATGGCATCTTCAGTAAATATCTGATTGCTGATAGTGACACCAATTTCAAAACAACCTTCAGACGTATTAACGTTTGGTAATAACGTTTCCATTATCGCGTCCTCAACAATGAATTTTGTGATGCGGTGCCTGGTGCCTCCAGGTGACGTTAACCAGTTAACAATTAACGCCGGATACAGAGAATCCACCCATAACACTGTTTTTAGCTTTAACTGTTCCGCGTGCGCTTAGCCGCATTCACCGCATCACAAAATTCACTTTAAAAAGGGCGGACATCAGTTCATGGGCAAACAGATGCCGCCAAACGTCACAGAAAATTGATAACAGAGGGCGTTGCAGCGGGGTTGTCACTTAAGCGTATGGTCAACCTGACAACCCGGTGTCCTCAACGGGGGAAGGAATAACCCCGCCATACTTACCGCCGCGCCATTTCGCGGAGTGCCACAACCGGAAGCGCACGGTCGACGAAAATTTAACGACAGGCTATCTATGAACCAGCAACCTCGCCGTGCGCTTTCGCGTTATGCTCTGACTTTTCAGAGAAATATCCTTTCAGTAAACTGTCAGTGCCGGATGTTCACCCGTGTCCGGCGCACGCACTCCATTTCACCCGTGGAGAACTCCTTAATTACCAACCCTCAGGAGGGTGAATGTTAAAATCAACTCTTATTGCTAAATGCCTTTATCAAAATCGCATGGTAAGCAGCATTTCAATAGGCGAGTCTGCAGTTAAAAGTATTTTCGAAGAGTACTTTCCCGGGCATGATTTTAATAAATGGAATACCAAATTACCGCCAGCAGTTTCAACGCGTATTCTGAAAGCAACTGAAAGAGCAAGTACAATTCGCGTTAACTATTTCATTAAAGATTTGTGGGATCTTTGATATCCACAGAGCCTAAAGTATGTGCATATGGATGTGCTATTGTGCGCCCTCGCAGATTTGCATCATTTTCTAAATTCACTGAACGAAACAGGGCATCAACAAGGCTCTGTACAATGCAAAGGCAATCGAAGACTGTCGCCGTTTCTGTTTTGATTGATGAAAGAACATGGCCATTCACGCAAACAGAAATTACCCGTTTATTAACATCGCTTTCCTGCTTTTGATTATCAGAACCATATAGCCCAGAAAAAGCATTGCGCACATTACGAACCATATTATCGATGGTTTCTTTTTTGGTGTATGCCGGGTCAATTTTCACCAGACTATCACCGAGAGTCGTTGCAGCAATTGTCTGGATTTCTTTTGGTAAATCTTTAAATTCCATTATTAGCCTCGTTGGTTAGCTATTAACGCGGGTATGTAATCATTCTGGCAATGCTTAATGCCGCTGCTTTTTCCAGATTGGTGATATCCTGCTCCAGAGCGGACAGATTTTCAGCCTGCTTAGCCCTGGCTTCATTGGCCCATTTCAGATCCTGCGCTGCATTAATTTTCTGGCGCATCCACTCATAAAGTTCATCATCGGTATAGTCTGGCGCGATGATGACGGGTTCTCGTTTCTGCATACTGATTCCTCGCGGTGCTGCTTCGCTTATCAGCCGTTAGATTTTGCCGAGCTGGAAAGCGCCTGTTTAAACTCACTGAAGCTGAGAGCTTCTTCGCCTTCGGCAAGGCCTTCGAAGTATTCTTCGTAAGCCTTTTCCATGATTGTGTCGAAATCCATATCACTCACCTGAGTTTCTTTCCAGCCAGCGACGGGCACCATTTTCGGTTTTAAACGTTTTGCTTTTGGTATACGTCATCGCGGTGAATGTGCCGTCCTGGTTGGGAAACACGCCGTACACCAGAGATTCGTTGTTGCCAAGATCGATAGTATCCATGCTGACCTCATTTCCCCTTAACGCCGGGGTAGCGGAACTGTTTGCTGAGAACACCGTGCGGTGTCTTGATGCAAGCAATATTAGCCATGGCTAACAATTTGGTCAAGCATTTTTGTTTGTCATAGCTAACATTCTGGGCGGCCAAAAAGATAACGCATTGATTGCGTTATCTTTTGTTTGTTCGTTGACGGGCTTTTAATAACTCTTCAAAGAGTTTGTTGAAATTTTTTACTCGGGCGCGCATCTCGGTGAGCTGAGCATCCTGTTCTGATTCAGGCAATGCATTAAAAAGCTCAAGGAGCTCATGTTCTTTGGGGGATAGAGCAACTGGCTCCTCAATAGGTGGTGATGGCTGCTTGTCTTCATCGCCAAATAGAATCCATGTTGGCGAGCACTGCAGTACTTTGCTGAGGGCAAAAAGATTCTTTCCTGTAGGTTCGCTATCATCCCGTTCCCATTGTGAAACCGATACATGAGAAATTTTCAGGGCTTTAGCAAGAGACCTTTGGGTGTATTTGAGGTTTTTTCGGCGATATCTAATGCGTTCGCCAATGGTTAAATTTTTTGTATCCATAGTTAGCTAATGCTAAATCTTATTGACTATGTTTTTGTTAACATCTATTTTGTTAGTTATGGCTAACAATTAAGGTGCTTTAAATGCTTAAAACTGACGCACTTTTGTATTTCGGTTCAAAAACAAAACTTGCACAAGCTGCTGGTATTCGTTTGGCTTCGCTTTATAGCTGGAAAGGGGAGCTAGTACCTGAAGGTCGCGCGATGCGCCTGCAAGATGCATCCGGCGGGGAACTTCAGTACGACCCCAAAGTTTATGACGAATATCGTAAGGCAAAGCGGGCGGGGCGGTTGAACAATGAAAATCACCCCTGAACAGGTTTGTGAGGCTCTGGATGCCTGGGTATGCCGACCAGGAATGACACAGGAGCAGGCGACGATATTAATCACGGAAGCATTCTGGGCTCTGAAAGAACGCCCGAACATCGATGTTCAACGCGTCACGTTTAATGATGGCGAGGTTGATCAACGGGCGTTGGGCGTTAACCGGGTGAAGATATTCGAACGCTGGAAAGCTATCGACACCAGGGATAAGCGGGAAAAATTCATGGCGCTGATTCCGGCAATTATGGAGGCTATCCGGATCAGCGATTTCAGGTTGTATTGTGAAATTACTGACGGAAAAAGCATTACGTACATGATCGCCGGGTTAAACAAAGAATATGGCGATGTGGTGGAGTCCGGTCTGCTTTTGGCAGATCCCGCTGTTGTGGAGCGTGAGACTGACGAGCTTATAGAAAAAGCTATTGCTTTCAAGCATGCGTATCGTCAGCAATATCAACAAAAAGCCGGATGGAATTATGAGTCTTCTTTTTGCTGAACGCCCACTGGTTATTAACACGCAGCTGGCGATGAAAATTGGCCTGAATGAAGCCATTGTACTGCAGCAGCTGCATTACTGGTTGAGAGATACTAATTCCGGCATGGAATGTAACGGGGTTCGCTGGATTTATAACACAACAGAACAATGGCTGGAACAGTTCCCGTTCTGGTCAGAGTCAACGTTAAAACGCGCATTTACAAGTCTGAAAACGCTGGGGCTTTTGCGTTGCGAAAAGCTCAACAAATCAAAGCGTGACATGACTAATTTTTACACGATTAATTACGAGAGTGAGCTTTTAGATGGTGGCAAAGTGAGCGAATCCATCAGGTCAAAATGCGCCGCTCCATCAGGTCAAAATGACACGATGGAAGAGGTCAAAATGGCACGCTCCATTGGTTCAAAACGACCCAATGTCATCGGGTCAAAATGGCCCGATGATCTTACAGAGAATACAACAGAGATTACTACAGAGAATAAAAACACTTCTCGTCCGGAAGCTTCGCAACCGGACATGCAGACGGCTGAACAGGATTTTTTAACCCGACACCCTGACGCGGTTGTGTTCAGTGCGAAAAAACGCCAGTGGGGTAGCCAGGAAGATTTAGCTTGTGCGCAGTGGATCTGGGGACGAATCGTGAGTCTTTACGAGCAGGCTGCCAGCGATGATGGCGAGATCATGCGACCGAAAGAACCAAACTGGACCGTGTGGGCCAATGACGTGCGCACAATGCGGATGCTGGATGGCAGAACTCACAGGCAAATTTGCGAAATGTTTGGTCGGGTACAGCGGGATCCATTCTGGGTAAAAAACGTCATGAGCCCGTCAAAGCTTCGCGAAAAATGGGATGAGCTGGTTATCCGTCTGGGGCGTTCGCCTGTACAGCGTTGTGTGAATCACATTTCTGAACCGGACACCGAAATTCCGCCGGGGTTCAGGGGGTAACGAACTGTGAAAAATATTGCGACAGGTGGTGTTCTGGAACGCCTCCGCAGACTGACCCCGCCACATGTAACCGCTCCATACAGAACGGTGGCGGAGTGGCGCGAGTGGCAGCTTGCCGAAGGCCAGAAACGTAGCGAGGAGATCAACCGCCTGAATCGTCAGTTGCGGGTGGAAAAAATTCTGAATCGCTCAGGCATCCAGCCGTTGCACCGCAAATGTTCGTTTGCGAATTACCAGGTGCAGAACGACGGTCAGCGATACGCGTTAAGCCAGGCAAAATCCATCGCCGATGAACTGATGACCGGGTGTACAAATTTCGCGTTCAGTGGAAAACCTGGTACCGGGAAAAACCATCTGGCGGCGGCTATCGGAAATCGCCTGCTGAAAGACGGCCAGACAGTGATAGTGGTTACTGTGGCTGATGTTATGAGTGCCCTGCACGCCAGCTATGACGACGGGCAGTCAGGCGAAAAATTTTTGCAGGAACTGTGCGAAGTGGATCTGCTGGTTCTTGATGAAATTGGCATTCAGCGTGAGACGAAAAACGAGCAGGTGGTACTGCACCAGATTATTGATCGACGGACAGCGTCGATGCGTAGCGTGGGAATGCTGACAAACCTGAACTATGAGGCCATGAAAACATTGCTCGGTGAGCGGATTATGGATCGCATGACCATGAACGGCGGACGCTGGGTGAATTTTAACTGGGAAAGCTGGCGCCCGAATGTCGTCCAGCCAGGAATCACGAAGTGATTTTTACCGGGAGAAAAATTTAATGGAGACTGTTTTTGACGCACTGAAAGCAATGGGAAAAGCCACATCCATAGAACTTGCGGCGCGACTTGATATCAGTCGTGAAGAAGTGCTTAACGAACTATGGGAACTGAAAAATGCTGGTTTTGTTGATAAAAGCGCGTACACCTGGCGTGTGGCTGATAACAACGTTCAGCAGGAACAGCCAGCGCAGGCAGAACTGCCGGAAGAAACCACCACAGCAACAGTAGCGAAAATCTCAGAGTGCGATTTAACCGCGACGATTGAACAACGCGGACCACAAACGGCGGATGAACTGGCTACGTTGTTCGGTACCACATCACGCAAAGTGGCTTCAACGCTGGCTCAGGCAATCAGCAAAGGTCGCCTGATTCGCGTAAATCAGAACGGTAAATTTCGTTACTGCATGCCGGACGATAATTTACCAGCAGAGCCGAAAGCTGCAATACAGGAAGAAATTAAAACAGAAACTGTGGCGGACATTGTGCAGTCGTTGCCATCGTTCACCAAAACGCGAGCCGATGACCTGACTTTACCATCGCTGCATCTGGCAAACCGCGAACTGCGCCGGGCAAAAAACCGTGTCCAGAAGTGGGAGCGCGTCTGCGCAGCACTGCGGGAGCTGAATAAACACCGGGATATTGTCCGACAGATTGTCGATTCCACCAGTCGCGTTGTATCGGAAAAGTGAGGCGTTTATGGGAAACGTTTTTACACCTGAATACAGGAAGCAACTGAAGGCGCGCATTGTGGAGCTGGTACAGCGGGATGGGCGGAAAACACGTAAGCAACTGGAGGATGAAACCGGAGCAACGAGGCACCTGATAGAAGTTCTGGCGAAAGAGCTGGTAGTTAGTGGCGCAGTATATGGTTCAGGACATGGAATATTTCCTTCGAAGCAGGCTCGTAAGGACTGGATAAAAGCCTGCAAAAAAATGTCGAGAGCGGCAGTGAAAAAGAAGAGCGACCCTGACCTGATTTATTCATTGCCAGATGGCGAAATACGTCGCTACAACAGACGACAGAACATAATTTGTCGCGAGTGCCGCCAGAGCGAAGCTATGCAACGGGTGCTGGCTTTCTGGAAGGGAAGTTTGCAGGAGGTGATACTGTGAGCCAAATTAACAATCAGGACTGCGTGAAGTGAAAGAGAAAACATAATCCAAATCTGAATAATTAATCTCAGCACTGTAAATAAAATTTAATCCTTAACAGGAGGGATTCCTGCCCCCTCAAAACATCAGGAGGCCGCCCGAAAGGGCGGTAATGAAAAATGACTGAATTAACAAAAGAGCAATTAATCGAAGAAGCTAAATTAAAAATAGCGATTGCGAAATGCCACCCCAATTCAGGGGGGGCACGAGTAGAGGGTGAGTTATTCAAAATTGCTCTGGCATCGCTGGAAGCAGAACCAATTGCTTATATTTTCAAACATCCAGCCGGGAAATTATTCTGGGCTTTAACGGATGAAAGCAATAAAGAGCAAGCGGACGTTATTCCTGTTTATGCTGCCGCGCCTGCGTCGGTTGTGCCGGATAATGCATCAGCGTCTCTTGCTTATGCTTACAAAGAACTTACACCTGAGATTATGCGCGGTCATATCGCTGTATTCGAGCGATATGGAATAGCCCCAAACGATAGCACTACCACAATTCAGGCACTGCGAATCGCGCTGGATGGTATAGAGCGGAGCAACGCCATGCTTAATGGTGACGAGCCTGTAAGCCAGACTTACAAGTTGAACGAGCTGTCGGGCAACTCTCCGGGAGCTCCGGATAGTTGGATAAGCTGCAGTGAGCGAACGCCTGAAAAGAGCCAGAACGTGCTTATTTCGGTGAATATCGACAGCGAGGCTGGGCCATTAATATATTCCGCACGCTATATCGGAGACACGTTCCGACGCGGAGGTATAGCAGTTAGTCCGGGTAATGACCTTGGGCAAGTAACTCACTGGATGCCGCTACCAGAACCGCCGCTGGAGGTGAGTCAATGACCTGGCCTGAAGCATTCGCAACGATGGGAATTGCAATGGCGGTGGCGCTGGTGGTGTATTCGATTTGCCGCTGGGGATAAAAACGATTTGCGGGAAAAGGAGAGTTAAGTAGAATTGCTGCGGGTGCTTGAGGCTATCTGCCTCAGGCATGAACACCAACGGCAGATAGAGAAAAGCCCCAGTTAACATTACGCGTCCTGCAAGACGCTTAACATTAATCTGAGGCCATATCTATGCGACACATAGAGATTAGCCTCTTACGGACCAAAAGGTCAAGGAGAAGCAGGCTATGAAGCAGCAAAAGGCGATGTTAATCGCCCTGATCGTCATCTGTTTAACCGTCATAGTGACGGCACTGGTAACGAGGAAAGACCTCTGCGAGGTACGAATCCGAACCGGCCAGACGGAGGTCGCTGTCTTCACAGCTTACGAACCTGAGGAGTAAGAGACCCGGCGGGGGAGTAATCTCCCGCCACCTCTGATGTGCCAGGCATCCTCAACGCACCCGCACTTAACCCGCTTCGGCGGGTTTTTGCATTAGTCTGGTTGACAAAAATAGAAAAATGCGAAAATATGTGGTTTACGAATTCTAAAAAAAGCGAAACTTGAAATGAATGAAAATCAGTTAGCTCCTTGTTGGGAATTTCAACCTTATCTTGCTGAAAACTATGTTCGCCACTTGTTGGCGGAGATCGCTAACGTACTTGAGCAGCTGTACTATCATAAGCACGCATTAGACAGCAACTGGTCTGAAGGTGTAAGGGCTTATGATTGGGTCAGAAATCATCTTATTCAAAATGAAGATGCAATTCCTGGCCTTGAGATGATTTCCAAGGGGTTGGACTATGTAGTTGCTTTAAATAAAGTTCCGCTACAATTTACCAAAGATTGCATTAATAACCCCAAAAAGAAACATCGTCTGCGTCGAAATAAAGTAGAGTATGAGCAGCTCTCATTGTTTGGTGATGTTGAGGCTGAGCAAGATATTACATGGCGAGTCATAGCTGAGCCTTTTTTATCCGAAGAGGGCGATGGTGAATTAGAGTCCACACTGCCTCGTTGGGAGGTAGCTCTTGTTGGATTTAATACTTATGGTGCTCAGATTAGTATAGTTTCTCATCAATCTACAGCATCGATGCCGCTTATGCCTCTTGATTATAACACACTCCCTGACGAAGCGGAGATTAATAAGGTGCCTCTTCGTCGGCGTACGAAGGATAAAGATTTGGATGTGAGCAGTGATGGAACATCAGGTGAATAACTTCACTGAGTATCGGGGTGATAAGCTCAAACTAGCGAGAATGGCTGTTGGGCTTTCTTGTGAAGAGTTAGCCGAAAAAATTGGCAAGACAAAGCAATTCGTTAGCAAACTGGAGAAGGGGTGCAGGCCATCGGAGCAATGTCTTGAGTTAATATCTTCAGCGCTTATGATTAAGTCCAGTTTTCTTTTTACTGAACGAAAATACGCTCTGGAAAGTGATGTCTGCCATTTTCGGAGTAAGAAGTCCAGGACTCAAACGCTGACTAATAGTGTATTGGCCAGGGCTGAGATTCTTAATATTATAATTTCTGCTGTTGAAGGTGAAATCGAATTTCCTGACGTTAACATACCGGAGCACCCAGGGGCTGAATTACTTACTCCGAATGATATTGAGCGAGTGGCAGAAGATTGTCGCCGTGCCTGGAATTTAGGTCTTGGCCCTATATCATCAATGGTTAAATTGGCGGAGAGTTTAGGGGTAATCGTTGCGCATGTTACGGGAGTCGATGATCGTGTTGATGCTTTTACTGTTCACAATAACAGGCCTGTTATCATCAGGAACAATGTTAAAAAAAGCATATGTAGATTTCGCTCTGATTTAGGTCATGAATTAGGGCATTTAGTAATGCATGAGGGCATAACGACAGGTGATAAACTTACGGAATCACAAGCCGATCACTTTTCGAGCGCCTTATTAGTTCCCAGGTTATCTTTCATTAAAGAATTTCCTCGAATACGAGGTAAGCAATTCGACTGGAATGCTCTGGTTGAATTTAAACTTAGATGGAAAATCAGCCTTAAAATGTGTATTTATCGAGCCAGCGCATTAGGCTTATTGACCCAGGAACAGGCAAGAACTGGCTATATGCATCTTAATTCCAGAGGGTATACGAGAGTTGAACCTGGTGATGAACTTTTGCGCCCTGAAGAACCCGGCATGCTGGCCGAGGCGGTTGAAATGCTGGATGATGCAACCTGGCTAAGAATTCTTATGAAAACTGGCTTGAGCCAAGATTTAATTCGTGAGTTGTTCTCCATCAACAGACCTATTACAAATCCAAGAAATATTTTCCAGATTGTTTGAGTATACCCGCTTCGGCGGGTTTTTTGTTTTTATTTTCAACGTGTTTGAAGTTTTGGACGGTGCCAGAATAGAATCAAAAATACTTAAGTAGCGCGCAGGGAGAAGAGGGATGGACCCCGAACAGGGGGAGTGCTATTTATCTGGAAGGATTCTGTTGATGAAAATCGAAGAATTACGTGAAATTTTTAGTGAGGATGGCCTCTATACTGTGCGCGTTGAGAATGGCGCTATTGTCAGCCACTGCCGTATTAAATGTTTACAGTCTCAACAAAGGAAGAGTGGAGCTGCGTTAATTCATTTGGTGGATGGGCTTGTGACGGATGGTTTTATTTTGCGTGCAAATGAATTTGTCACATCGTTGCCGTCTCTGAAAGAAGCTGGGATTAAGGCTGGTTTTTCTGCTTTTGAAGATGAGTGAATTCATCTACAATTCAGCGTAGGGCTGAACCCCTGTTGAGTAACACTGTGCCACCGGAGAAAGCCGATGGCGCAAAATTCCAGACAACACAATTCTGATAATTCAGCCGTCTTTGTCAGCAGGCACGGGCGGCGTTCTCATGCATTCAAATCTGACTGGTTCCAGCATGATCCATGTACTGAAGAGCAGGCAGAGTGGCTAATTCAGAACTACCGCAGACGTGGTTACGAGTTTCAGAAAGACCTCAGCTTCGACTTCCGACACTGGATAATCTCAGTCAGACTGCCTTACTCTGAACGCCCACCGCGTCCGTCCCGCACATTCCAGCAGCGTATCTGGAGGTAACGTGCGGGTATTACTTCGACCTGTTCTGGTACCGGAACTCGGGCTGGTGGTCCTTAAGCCGGGCCGTGAATCCATGCAGGTATTTCATAATCCCCGGGTGCTGGTGGAGCCGGAACCGAAAAGCATGCGCGGTCTGCCGTCAGGAGCTGTTCCTGCCGTGCGCCAGCCGCTCGCGGAAGATAAATCATTACTGCCATTTTTCAGCGATGAGCGGGTGATTCGTGCTGCTGGCGGCGCTGGCGCATTGTCTGACTGGCTGTTACGCCATGTTAAATCCTGCCAGTGGCCTCATGGTGACTACCACCACAGTGAAACCGTCATACATCGTTACGGTACCGGCGCGATGGTATTGTGCTGGCACTGTGATAATCAGTTACGCGACCAGACTTCAGAATCACTCGGGCAACTTGCTCAACAAAACCTGACATCCTGGATGATTGACGTCATCCGCCACGCAATAAACGGTACACAGGAGCGGGAGTTATCGCTGGCTGAATTATCCTGGTGGGCGGTCTGCAATCAGGTAGCGGACGTATTGCCGGAGGCAGTATTACGTCGTTCTCTGGGATTGCGTGCGGAAAAAATCCGCTCGGTGTACCGCGAAAGCGACATCGTACCGGGAGAGCAGACCGCCACCAGCATACTGAAGCAGCGCACAAAAAATCTTGCGCCGCTGCCTCACGCCCACCAGCAAAACCCGCCACAGGAAAAGACGGTGGTCAGCATTGCCGTTGATCCGGAGTCACCGGCTCAGTATCTCCAGCGCCAGAAACCACAACGGGAAGAGATGCCTGTATACACGCGCTGGGTAAAAACGCAGAAATGCATGACGTGCGGTAATCAGGCAGATGATCCGCATCACATCATTGGTCATGGACTGGGAGGAATGGGAACAAAGGCTGATGATTTGTTTGTTATTCCGCTGTGTCGTAAATGCCATAACGAACTACACGCCGGAGTAAAAGATTTTGAAGACAAACACGGTAGCCAGTTGTTGTTGCTGATTCGTTTTTTAATGCACGCGAGAAATTCGGGCGTCCTGAAGTGGAAAGCATAAATGACAGAATGCATAGAGTTTGTTTTGCCTTACCCGCCGACGGTGAACACCTACTGGCGCCGTCGTGGTAGTACATATTTTGTATCAAAAGCTGGTGAGCGTTATCGCCATGATGTGGAGCTTATTGTTCGCCAGCAGCGACTGAAATTAAATCTGTCCGGTAGGTTGGCAATCAGGATTATTGCAGAGCCACCGGATAATCGCCGCCGCGACCTGGACAATATCCTGAAGGCACCACTGGATGCACTGACACATGCAGGACTGCTTATCGACGATGAGCAGTTTGATGAAATCAATATAGTGCGCGGTCAGCTCGTTCCTGGTGGGCGACTGGGCGTGAAGATTTACGAAATAATGCATGACGGGCAGGCCAACAAATGAAGCTGGAAGATTTACCGAAATACTACTCCCCAAAATCGCCTGGCCTGACTGATGCATCCGTCTCGACGTCAAAAGATGCGCTGAGTATCACTGATGTGATGGCTGCGCAGGGTATGACACAAAACCGGGCTGAGATGGGATTTTCTGCGTTCCTGGGGAAAATGGGCATTAGTATGAATGACAGGGCGCGGGCAACAGAATTATTGGCAGATTATGCATTAAGTCAGTGCGATCGCGTGGCGGCGTTAAGAAAACTTCCGGCAGAAATAAAACCGGCAGTGATGCGCATTATGGCTTCGTATGCTTTTGAGGATTATGCCCGCAGCGCAGCGAGTAAAAAGCAGTGCCCTTGTTGCCATGGGGAAAAATTTATTGAAAGCGAAGTTTTTACAAACAAGGTTCAGTATCCGGATGGCAAGCCGCCAGTATGGGCAAAGTGTACGAAGGGTGTGTATCCGTCTTACTGGGAAGAATGGAAAAAAATCCGGGAGGTGGTGAAAGTTTCCTGTCCTGAATGTAAAGGGAAGGGGGAGATTTCCACTGCCTGTAAAGACTGCCGTGGGCGTGGTGTTGCCATTCATCGTAAAGAGTCGGAAAAACAGGGTATGCCTGTAATCAGGAACTGCCAGCGTTGTGGTGGTCGGGGCTATGAAAGACTGCCATCAACGGAGGCATTTAATGCCATATGCAAAGTGACGAGTGCTATCACGCTTGATACGTGGAAAAAATCAGTGAAACGCTTTTACGATACGTTGGTGGTTCGGTTTGACATTGAAGAGGCATGGGCGGAGCGGCAGTTAAAAAGGGTAACGCGATAGTGTTGTTGATTTTTCCCGAATCTGTGGTAAATTTGCATCTAACGATGGGCGTTTTGTGCCTGACGTTAGAAGAATTTTTACAGCCCGCCTCCAAGCGGGTTTTTTTATGCCCGAAAAGCGGTACGGTACATTAAACACGCTGGTGGTTGCGAATACGGTTCTTTCATCTTGCTGGTTTTTTCGACAGACGAATAAGCAAATATTGAATTCTGGTTATTTATTTGTATTATCTCTGCGGTTCCGAGGGAAGGGTAAATTATGTATCCGGGCATCTCATTCACACCCGAAGAACCAATGCCGACTTAGCTCAGTAGGTAGAGCAACTGACTTGTAATCAGTAGGTCACCAGTTCGATTCCGGTAGTCGGCACCATATGCGGGCATCGTATAATGGCTATTACCTCAGCCTTCCAAGCTGATGATGCGGGTTCGATTCCCGCTGCCCGCTCCAGTTAGAGTCTTTCAGTCTGCGATGATGGGAAAGCCCGGAGTGACTGAAAGACGTTTGGGTTATGAATGAGCGTCTTTTTTGCAAAATTGCTGTGCAGGAATAACAACCTTCGGGCAGGCGATCATTCATAAGCACTCTGCTTTTATTCCGATTAACTGTGGGTGGTTTGTTGGATAGAGTGCTTTCCTGACTGTAGATCCAATTTCGCCCGCTTTTGCGGGCTTTTCTTTTCAAATCCCTTTCATCTCTCAGTGTAAAACTACGCCATCCGTTATTTGCGGAGGTGAGGCTATGAAATCCATGGACAAAATTTCAACTGGCATTGCCTACGGCACCTCCGCAGGCAGTGCTGGCTACTGGTTTTTACAGTGGCTTGATCAGGTCAGTCCGTCACAGTGGGCTGCGATTGGTGTGCTGGGGAGTCTGGTTCTGGGCTTCCTGACTTATCTGACAAATCTGTACTTCAAAATCAGAGAAGACAAGCGTAAGGCTGCGCGGGGAGAGTAATTTAATGACTCAAAACTATGAACTGGTTGTTAAGGGAGTCCGCAATTTTGAGAATAAAGTTGCGGTAACTTTAGCCTTACGGAACAAAGAACGCTTTGACGGTAAAATTTTTGACCTGGACATCACCATGGACCGTGTTGAAGGTGCTGCGCTGGAGTTTTATGAGGCAGCAGCCAGAAGGAGAATCAGACAGGTATTTCTGGATGTTGCTGCCAGGTTATGTGAATGGGATGAGCCGTCGCCAGAAAAACGCCCCATAATTTTTGAGGCGCAGAATGTGTGGGTAACCTACAAAGGAAAGCTACCGGGAAGAATTACTGGTTCTCTGAAGACTCCTCCGGAATCGCAACCTTAAGCCACTGACCGGAACAGATAAACCTGTCCATGGGCAGAAACCGGTAAATTCTGATAAATATCCATGAACGCAAAAATCAAATACGGCCTGTCAGCTGCCGTTCTGGCGCTGATTGCTGCAGGCGCGTCTGCTCCTCAAATACTTGACCAGTTTCTGGATGAAAAAGAAGGTAACCACACAACGGCATACCGTGATGGTTCTGGCATATGGACCATCTGTCGTGGTGCCACAATGGTGGATGGTAAGCCCGTCATACCGGGAATGAAGCTGTCGAAGGAAAAATGCGACCAGGTTAACGCTATTGAACGTGATAAGGCGCTGGCATGGGTGGATCGCAATATAAAAGTACCACTGACCGAACCACAAAAAGCAGGTATTGCGTCATTTTGTCCCTATAACATTGGCCCCGGTAAGTGTTTCCCGTCGACGTTTTATAAGCGGCTGAATGCCGGTGATCGCAAAGGCGCATGCGAGGCGATTCGCTGGTGGATTAAGGACGGTGGCCGTGATTGCCGCATTCGTTCAAATAACTGTTACGGTCAGGTTATTCGTCGTGACCAGGAGAGTGCGCTGGTGTGCTGGGGGATCGACAGATAAGCAGAATATTTTGCTGAAAAATGCCGTTTGCTCACACAAGCGGATAGCACGATATTCTGCAAACTGGCAAAAGGTAAGTGAATAAAAGCAAAAACCCCGTTTGTTGGCAGCAAGCGGGGGTTTGTTTTCTGCCCATGGGAAAGCTAAAGGAGAAAACGTGTTTGATTTTAGCAAACTGATTCTGGAGATTCGAGTGATGGCTGAAAAATTATCCATCTGGAAGTTCATCCTTATCTGGCTGGTGTTTGTGGTTATGGGCTCCGGTTATTTCATCGGTCAGATACGCTGGTGGTGAAATGAACCGAATTCTGTATGGCGTGATTATTGTCCTGCTGATGGTCTGTAGTGCTCTGTGGCTGGCAACAGAGCATTACCGCGATAACGCCATTACCTACAAAACACAACGCGATGACAATGCCAGAGAGCTGAAACTGGCAGAGGCGATCATTACTGATATGCAGGTGCGCCAGCGTGACGTTGCTGCACTCGATGCAAAATATTCAAAGGAATTAGCTGATGCGAAAGCTGAAAATGATGCTCTGCGTGATGATATTGCCGCTGGTCGTCGTCGGTTGCGCATCAGAGCAGTCTGTCCAGCCGTGCGTGAAGCCACCGCCTCCTCCGGCGTGGATGATGCAGCCAGCCCCGGACTTACTGACTCCGCTCAACGGGATTATTTCATCCTCAGAGAGCGAGCTGCAACCAGCGAAAAAATGATCAGGGGATTGCAGGAATATATCCGCGATCAGTGCATTAAGTAGAGTACTTTTGAAACAGGTGGGTGAAATGTCTGAGCAAAACTATGAGGCGATTGGGCGTTGCGTTGTCCTGAGAAAATGCATTGAAGAAAATCTTTGCGCTCTGCGAAAAATAAAATCGGAAATTGTTTCTGCTGATTCTCCGTTCTTATCAGGTCAGGAGTTGAATAGTGCTTATTCACTGGTGTTGAGCATTGAAACGAATGTAAGCCACTGTCGTGAGTTACTTGATAGCACAATAAATCTTGTCGATGAACATAATCAGTACGCCGTGGCTGCGGGGTTGGGGGTGATCTGTATCCTCCCCGAGGGACAAGCGCTTTAATAGCCGGAGAACGAAATTCCATGCCATCACGAATCCCACGCGCCTGTCGTAAGCGTGGATGTGCAGATACAACCACAGACAGTTCTGGTTACTGTGATACACATCGTGGCGAAGGATGGGTACAGCATCAACGCGGACTGAGCCGCCACCAGCGTGGATATGGTTCGAAATGGGATACCATACGTGCGCGCATACTGAAGCGTGATAATCATCTGTGTCAGAACTGCCTGCGCAATGGGAGAGCCGTTGAAGCCAGAACTGTGGACCACATCATTCCGAAAGCTCATGGTGGCACGGATGCAGACAGTAACCTGCAGAGTCTGTGCTGGTCCTGCCATAAAGCAAAAACAGCGCGCGAACGCATCAACTGATAACTGTTCTCATCTGTGGGGGAGGGGCGGGTCAAATCTCTGCAACCCAGGCTGCTCAGGACCGCCGCCTGACCCTTCCTCGCATCGCCGCAGGTTCGAAAACTTTTTTTTGGAATGTGATTAAATGATTGATAGGTAAAACCGATTATGTCCGGACCCCCGAAAACCCCGCCACGCCTGCATTTGATACGAGGCAACCCCTCAAAGCGCCCCGTTAAAGACCCCAAAAAAAACGCTAAAAAGGATGAAAAAGGTCTCCCTAAAATTCCGCAACATTTAGGGTCGCAGGGGAAGTACTGGTTCAGGCGAATGGCGGAAGAGCTGAATGCGGAAGGGATCATTTCTCAGCTTGATGCACGTGCACTCGAGTTGCTGGTGGAAGCCTATACCGAATACCGGCATCACTGCGAAACACTCGATGTTGAGGGGTATACCTACCGCACGGAAACGCAGAATGGCGATGTGCTGATCAAGGCACACCCGGCTGCTGCGATGAAGGCTGATGCCTGGAAGCGGATCCGGGCGATGCTTGCAGAGTTTGGTATGTCACCGGCAAGCCGGGCCAAAGTAAATATTGCCGGACCGGATGATGTTGATCCGCTGGCGGAGCTTTTAAAAGCGAGAGACTGATGGCAAAAGTGGCTGACGGGATCCGCTACGCCGAACGTGTTGTTGCAGGAGAAATTGTCGCTGGCGAATTTGTCCGTCTGGCCTGCCAGCGTTTTCTTGATGATCTGAAGTACGGCGAAGAGCGGGGGATTTATTTCAGTGAACCCCGTGCGCAGCACATCCTGAATTTCTACAAATTTGTGCCCCATGTGAAAGGGGCGCTGGCAGGCCAGCCCATTGAGTTGATGGACTGGCATGTATTTATCCTCATTAATATTTTTGGTTTTGTCATTCCGCTGGTGAATGAAGAGACCGGGGAAGTTGTCATGCGCAGCGATGGCAGCGGACGCCCGGTGATGGTGCGCCGGTTCCGGACGGCGTACAACGAAGTCGCCCGTAAAAACGCAAAATCAACCCTGTCATCGGGTATCGGCCTGTATATGACGGGGGCAGATGGTGAAGGCGGTGCTGAGGTGTATTCAGCCGCAACCACGCGTGACCAGGCCAGAATCGTGTTTGAAGACGCCAAAAATATGGTCAGAAAAGCCCGGTCGACACTCGGGCGGTTGTTTGATTTCAACAAGCTGGCGATTTACCAGGAGCAGAGCGCATCAAAATTTGAACCGCTTTCCTCGGATGCAAACAACCTGGACGGTCTGAACATCCACTGCGCCATTATTGATGAGCTGCATGCACATAAAACCCGCGACGTATGGGACGTTCTGGAGACGGCAACCGGTGCCCGTCTGCAGTCCCTGTTATTTGGTATCACCACGGCTGGCTTTAACAAGGAAGGGATTTGTTACGAGCAACGCGATTACGCCATCAAGGTATTGCGAGGCTATAACAGCGACGTGGAGGGCGCGGTAAAAGACGACTCCTACTTTGCGATCATTTACACGCTCGATGAGGGAGATGATCCGTTTGATGAAACGGTCTGGCAGAAAGCGAATCCTGGCCTGGGCATCTGTAAACGCTGGGATGATTTGCGTCGTCTGGCGAAAAAGGCGAAGGAGCAGGTTTCTGCGCGGGTGAATTTTTTCACGAAACACATGAATGTGTGGGTCACTGCCGAGTCTGCCTGGATGGACATGATTAAGTGGGAGAAATGCGAATATATTGCCCCACGACATGAGCTGAAAACGTATCCCATGTGGGTCGGCGTTGACCTTGCTCATAAGATTGATATCTGTGCGGCGGCAAAACTCTGGCGAACGGATAACGGGCATGTTCATGCCGATTTTAAATTCTGGCTCCCGGAAGGACGGCTGGAACGATGCTCGCGGCAGCAGGCAGAACTTTACCGGAAGTGGGCGGAGATGGATAAGCTGATTCTGACGGATGGTGATGTTATCGATCATGCTCAGATAAAAAGTGACTTACTGGAATGGATTGGTGGTGAAAACCTCAGGGAACTGGGATTTGACCCGTGGAGCGCGATGCAGTTCAGCCTGGCACTGGCTGAAGAAGGGATACCGCTGGTGGAGGTTCCGCAGACGGTTCGCAATCTGTCAGAGGCCATGAAGGAAACGGAATCACTGGTCTATGCCGGGCGTTTCCATCACAGCAATCATCCGGTCATGAACTGGATGATGTCTAACGTTACGGTAAAACCGGACAAAAACGACAATATCTTCCCGAATAAATCCACGCCGGAAGCCAAAATCGACGGCCCTGTTGCGATGTTTACAGCAATGAGCCGGATGCTGGTCAATGGTGGTGAACCGGAGCCGGATCTGTCTGAACATCTGGTCAGCGTGGGCATCCGCTCACTTTAACCGAGGTCATTATGTTTCTGATAATTCTCGCGCCACTGGTGGGCGTGCTGGGTGCGCTTTTGCTGGCGTATGGTGCCTGGCTGATTTATCCCCCGGCGGGTTTTGTTGTTGCCGGGGTGCTGTGCCTGCTCTGGTCGTGGCTGGTGGCGCGATATCTCGACCGTACACAGTCGTCTGTCGGCGGAGGTAAATAGTGTTCTTTTCGGGATTATTTCAACGAAAAAGTGACGCGCCGGTGACCACGCCAGCAGAACTGGCGGATGCTATCGGGCTGTCATATGACACCTATACCGGAAAGCAGATCAGCAGCCAGCGGGCCATGCGACTGACGGCGGTTTTTTCCTGCGTCAGGGTGCTGGCAGAGTCGGTCGGGATGTTGCCCTGCAATCTGTATCACCTGAACGGCAGCCTGAAACAGAGAGCCACCGGCGAACGTCTGCATAAGCTGATCTCCACGCATCCCAATGGCTATATGACGCCGCAGGAGTTCTGGGAGCTGGTGGTCACCTGTCTGTGCCTGCGGGGAAACTTTTATGCTTACAAAGTGAAAGCATTTGGCGAAGTGGCTGAACTGCTGCCCGTCGATCCTGGCTGTGTGGTGCCGAAGCTTAACAGTAGCTGGGAGCCGGTCTATCAGGTCACATTCCCGGACGGTTCCACGGATGTGCTGACCCAGGAGGATATCTGGCATGTGCGCACGCTGACGCTGGACGGTCTGGTGGGGCTGAATCCCGTCGCCTATGCCCGCGAGGCAATATCGCTGGCAGCGGCGACCGAAGAGCACGGGGCCAGGCTGTTCAGCAATGGTGCGGTGACGTCCGGTGTGTTGCGTACTGAACAGACGCTGTCAGATCAGGCTTATGAGCGCCTGAAGAAAGATTTTGAGGAGCGTCACACCGGGCTTGGTAATGCTCACCGCCCGATGATCCTTGAGATGGGGCTGGACTGGAAGTCGATGGCGCTGAACGCCGAGGACAGCCAGTTTCTGGAAACCCGCAAGTTTCAGCTTGAAGAAATCTGTCGTCTGTTCCGGGTGCCGTTGCACATGGTGCAGAACACCGATCGCGCCACCTTCAACAATATCGAAGAGCTGGGGCTCGGATTTATCAACTATTCACTGGTGCCGTATCTGACCCGCATCGAACAGCGGATCAACACCGGACTGGTACGAAAAAGTAAGCAGGGCGTTTATTACGCCAAATTTAACGCCGGGGCGTTACTGCGCGGGGATATGAAGTCCCGTTTTGAAGCCTACGCCACCGGGATTAACTGGGGAATTTACTCTCCCAATGACTGCCGCGACCTGGAAGATATGAATCCGCGTCCCGGTGGTGATGTCTATCTCACACCGATGAACATGACCACGAAACCCTCCGATGGCAGTAAAGCCGGTAAGCAGAAGGATAACGCCAATGCAGACGAAACAACGTCTTGATGTACCGCTGAGTCTGAAATCTGTCAGTGACTCCGGTGAGTTTGAAGGGTATGGCTCCGTCTTTGGTGTAAAGGACAGCCACGATGATGTGGTGATGTCCGGGGCATTTGCTGCTTCCCTGCGGGCGTGGAGTGACAGAAAAGCGTTACCTGCGCTGCTCTGGCAGCACCGCATGGATGAACCCATCGGTGTTTACACCGAAATGAAGGAAGACGATGTCGGGCTTTACGTCAGGGGACGGTTGCTTATTGATGATGATCCCCTCGCAAAACGCGCACATGCACACATGAAGGCCGGTTCGTTAACCGGCCTTTCTATTGGGTACGTCCTGAAAGACTGGGAATACGACCGGAGCAAAGAAGCCTTTCTGCTGAAAGAAATCGACCTCTGGGAAGTCAGCCTGGTGACGTTCCCGTCTAACGACGAGGCGCGGATCAGCGACGTCAAGAACGCACTGGCCCGCGGGGAAATCCCCGAACAGAAAAAAATCGAAAGAGTCCTGCGTGATGTCGGACTCTCCCGTACCCAGGCCAAAGCATTCATGGCCGGGGGCTATGGCGCACTGTCCCTGCGCGACGCTGAGGATGTGGGCTCTGCACTGAATGCACTGAAAAATCTGAACTTCTAATCAGGAGAAATACGATGGCGGTTGATATTAAAGATGTCGAACAGGTCGCGCAGGAGCTGCAGCAGAAGTTTGACGACTTCAAGGCAAAGAACGACAAGCGCGTGGAGGCGATTGAGCAGGAAAAAGGCAAACTTGCCGGGCAGGTGGAAACCCTGAACGGAAAACTCAGCGAGCTGGAAAATCTCAAAAGCGACCTTGAAAAAGAGCTGCTTGAGCTGAAACGTCCGGCAGGTGGTGCGCAAAATAAACTGGCCACCGAGCATAAAGAGGCGTTTGTGGACTTCCTGCGTAAAGGCCGTGAAGACGGTCTGCGCGATCTGGAGCGTAAGGCATTGCAGGTGGGCACCGATGAAGACGGTGGCTATGCCGTGCCGGAAGCACTGGATCGCAACATTCTCAACCTGCTGAAAGATGAAGTGGTGATGCGCCAGGAAGCCACGGTGATCACCGTTGGCGGTTCCGACTACAAAAAACTGGTGAATCTGGGCGGCACGGCTTCCGGATGGGTTGGCGAGACTGACGCGCGCTCCCAGACTGCCACCTCAAAACTGGGACTGATTGAACCTTTCATGGGGGAAATCTACGGTAACCCGCAGGCCACCCAGAAAATGCTGGATGATGCCTTTTTCAACGTGGAGGCCTGGATCAACAGCGAGCTGGCAACCGAATTTGCCGAACAGGAAGAAATTGCCTTTACCACCGGCGATGGTACCAAGAAGCCGAAAGGGTTCCTGGCGTATGAATCCACTGATGAAACCGACAAGGTCCGGGCGTTCGGCAAACTTCAGCATATTGTATCCGGCGAAGCGACGGCAGTGACTGCAGATGCCATTATCAAACTGATTTACACGCTGCGTAAGGCACACCGCACCGGCGCGAAGTTCATGATGAACAACAACAGCCTGTTTGCCATTCGTCTGCTGAAAGACACCGAGGGTAACTATCTGTGGCGTCCGGGGCTGGAGCTGGGGCAGCCGTCCTCTCTGGCGGGTTACGGTATCGCTGAAAACGAACAGATGCCGGATATTGCCGCTGATGCGAAAGCCATTGCATTTGGTAACTTCAAACGGGGTTACACCATCGTTGACCGTATCGGTACCCGCATTCTGCGTGACCCGTACACCAATAAACCGTTTGTCGGTTTTTATACCACCAAGCGCACCGGCGGAATGCTGGTCGATTCGCAGGCCATCAAACTGCTGAAGATTGCAGCGGCGTAATCATTCAGGGGGCGCAGAAGTGCGCCCCTGTTCTGACAGGTGAAAGAATCATGATCCTGAAACAAGATCTGAAATGGTCACCGGACGGTATGTGTGTTGAGATTATTCGGGCCGGTGAGTATGAAGATAAAGAATTACCCGAACGGGTACGCGAAATTGCCACTGCAGCTGGGATTGTCTCTGAAAAGAGAACACCTGTTGCGCGGGGGGCTGATAAGTCTAAAAAACAGCATTCATAGAGGTTGCCCAAATGATGCCCACTCTGGAAGAGCTTCGTGTTCAGTGCCGGATTGATGATGACAATGAACAGGAGAATTCTCTTCTTATGATGTATCTGGCTGCCGCCAGGGAAGAGGCTGAAAAGTTTTTAAACCGGACGCTTTACGATGAAACTGTTTCTGAGCAGGATACGACCGGGCTTGTAATAACACCTCTGATAAAACTGCGTCTTATGCAACTGGTTGGCTACTGGTACGAGAACAGGGAAATGCAGGATGCAGTGCCTGATTTTTTCTATACCGGACTGCGGATGTATCGGTTTCATCCCGGGACATAGGAGGATTCATGCAGGCAGGAAGATTACGTGATCGTGTGGTTATTCTGAATGCCACCACCGTTCGGTCTCCATCAGGGCACCCTGTGGAAACAATGACGGAAGGGGCAACCATATGGGCAGAAGTTAAGGGGATCAGTGGCAGGGAGAGAATATCCGGAGGCGCAGAAACTGCTCAGGCTACAGTGAGGGTCTGGATGAGATTCCGGCGAGATGTGACAGCAACTTCATGTCTGAAAGTGCTGACTGGCGCATTCAAAGGCGCGATTCTGAGTATAGACGGTCCGCCGATACCGGATGCCCGTGCCACCCGGCTTGAGATACTCTGTTCTCAGAAGGGGAATGTGTGATGGATTTCAGTCTTGATTTTTCAGGTCTGGCGGATATTGCACGGGATCTGGAGACGCTCAGCAGGGCAGAAAACAATAAGGTTCTGCGCGATGCCACCCGTGCCGGTGCTGAAGTTATGCGGGATGCAGTTGTTGAACGTGCGCCGGAGCGAACCGGGAAACTGAAGAAAAATGTGGTTGTTCTCACGCAGCGTTCAAAGCGTCGGGGGGAAATTATCTCGGGTGTCCACATTCGTGGACGGAACCTGCGAACCGGAAACAGTGATAACAGCATGAAAGCCAGCGATCCCCGAAATGCGTTTTACTGGCGCTTTGTGGAGCTGGGAACGATAAACATGCCCGCGCATCCGTTCATTCGCCCGGCTTTCGATACGACAGAGGAACTGGCAGCACAGATTGCCATACAGCGAATGAATCAGGCTATTGATGAGGTCTTAAGTAAATGAGAGAGACCACACTGTATTCCCTGCTGTCTCAACTGGCCGGAGGACAGGTTTATCCTTATGTGGTCCCGCTGACGGAGGGAAAGCCTGCGGTATCTCCGCCATGGCTGGTATTTTCTGTGGTGTCTGACACTGCGTCTGATGTGCTTGATGGTCAGGCTGAATCAAGAATTACCGTGCAGATCGATGTCTGGGCGACAGTACCTGATGACGCAGATGATATCCGTGAGCAGGCGCTTGATGCGGTAAGGCAACTGGCACCCTCCGTTATTTCTAAAACGCAGGGTTATGATCCTGATTCCCGTCTGAGCAGAGCCACGCTTGAATTTCAGGTAATAGCCTGAGATCGTTAATGATTTTACCCACCCGCCGCTGGCGGGTTTTTTTATTTTCAGGAGACGAGTATGTCCTCTAATTTTGAACGTTCTCAGCAGACCAAAGTCATGATCTCGTCTGCACCGGTAACGGCAGAAACGCTGAGTTCTGCCAGTTTTCTTGAACTGAGCTGTACGATTAAAGAGGTTCAGTTTACCGCCGGGCAGAAACAGGATATTGATGTCACCACGCTGTGTTCTGTTGAGCAGGAAAATATTAACGGTCTTGGTGCCGCGTCAGAGATTTCCATGTCAGGCAACTTTTATCTGAATGCTGCCCAGAACGCGTTGCGCAGTGCCTATGACAATGACACCACGTATGGCTTTAAAGTTATTTTTCCGTCAGGCAACGGATTTACCTTTATGGCAGAGGTGCGTCAGCATACCTGGTCTGCAGGAACCAATGGAGTTGTGGCTGCAACGTTTTCCCTGCGCCTGAAAGGTAAACCTGTACTGACGACAGAGCCACTGAAAGTGAAGGTCGATTTAAACAGCACGCTGCAGGTTTCTGCCGGAGCGAAACTCGAAATGGTGGTTGAGGCTGCCGGTGGTGTGCCGCCTTATTCTTATGTCTGGAAGAAAGGTGGTTCTCCTGTTTCCGGACAGACGGCGGCAACGTTCAGTAAGGCATCAGCAGCATCCGGTGATGCCGGTGCGTATACCTGCGAGATTTCTGATTCAGCAAGCCCGGTTAACAAAGTGACCTCCACTTCCTGCACTGTTACCGTCAGTTAATGAGGATAGATGTGATGACTAAAAATATCCGTAATCTGGCACTGGCAACGATGTCGGGGTTTCGCCATAAAACTGTTGATGTGCCTGAATGGGAGGGAGCAACGGTTGTATTACGGGAACCTTCTGCAGAAGCCTGGTTGCGCTGGCAGGAGATCGTTAAAGCAAAAGATGATGAGACACCGTTATCCGTTGCGGAGCGCGCCCGCCGAAATCTGGAGGCAGATGTTGAACTGTTCATTGATGTTCTGTGTGATACCGGACTGCAACCTGTATTTTCAGAGGATGATCGTGAACAGGTGATTGCCGTGTATGGTCCGGTGCATGCGCGGCTTCTTCGGCAGTCTCTGGAACTGATCAGTGATGCCGGCGAGGTTAAAAAAAAGTAGCGCTTCCGGGGATGCGTTTTCTGATGATGCTGGCGCTCAGGATGGGGCGCACATTGTCAGAGTTACGCCGGGAAATGTCAGCATCAGAAATCATGATGTGGGCAGAATTTGACAGGTTCAGTCCGCTGGGGGACGAACGGGCTGATATCCGGGCTGCCCAGATTGTTTCAGCTGTTTACGGTGCGCAGGGGGTCAAAGTGCCACTGAATGATGCGCTTCTTCAGTGGGAGAAGGAGCAGACAGAAGGCACCTCAGATCCATTTGCTGAGATTGAGAAGGCATTATTTGTTGCAGCTCGATGATCTTTTCACTTGACTGGATTATTATTCCCATTTTATTGAGAAAGTAAGGAAACATTGATGGAATTTTTACTTATTTCAATAGTTTTGGGACTAATTCCAGCTATTATTGCGAAAAGCAAAGGTCGCTCATTTTTAGGATGGTGGGTATATGGTGCGATGATCTTTATTGTTGCTCTGGTTCATTCGCTAGTAATCCAAAGAGATGAGAAGGCACATGAACAACAAATGGTAAGCAATGGCATGAAGAAATGCCCTTACTGTGCGGAGTTGATCAAAGAAGAGGCTATTAAATGTAAGCATTGCGGTAGTGATTTAATTTGCAATGCAGATAGTTCCGTTTCACAAAAAACGGATGATGAATATCTTCAGGAAGCAAGGCGTAAGGCCGGACTTCTTTAAAGAATACAAAAACCGCTTCGGCGGTTTTTTTTCGTCCGGAGAATGAGTGTGGCGACATTACGTGAACTGATTATTAAAATCTCGGCAAACTCCCGGTCATTCCAGTCAGAGATATCCCGGGCTTCGCGTATGGGGCAGGATTACTACCGCACCATGCAGAACGGAGGCCGACAGTCTGCTGCTGTATCCCGTGAAATGCGGCGTGCACTGGCAGAAGTGACGGATCAGATAAATACAGCTAAATCTTCGGCACTGAACATGACGGGGGCATTTGCCGGGGCTTTTGCTACCGGTCATCTTATTTCTCTCGCCGATGAGTGGAATTCAGTAAATGCCCGTCTGAAGCAGGCCTCACAGTCCAGTGATGATTTTCAGGCATCACAGCGTGAATTAATGGCGATCAGCCAGAGAACGGGGACGGCGTTTTCTGATAACGCCAGCCTTTTTGCCCGTTCTGCAGCTTCCATGCGGGAGTATGGTTACAGTTCTGAGGAGGTACTGAAAGTCACCGAGGCGATCTCCACGGGCCTGAAATTATCCGGTGCCAGTACAGCAGAAGCCAGTTCGGTGATCACGCAGTTCAGTCAGGCTCTGGCGCAGGGAGTGCTGCGTGGTGAAGAGTTTAACTCGGTGAATGAGAACGGCGATCGTGTTATTCGTGCGCTGGCTGCGGGAATGGGAGTTGCCCGTAAGGATCTGAAGGCCATGGCGGATAACGGAAAGTTGACCGCCGATAAGGTTGTCCCTGCACTGATTAGTCAGCTTGGGGCATTACGTGATGAATATGCGGCAATGCCTGATACGGTTTCATCCTCTGCAACCAAAGTTGAAAACGCCTTTATGGCCTGGGTTGGTGGTGCGAACGAGGCAAGCGGAGTGACGAAGACGCTCTCCGGTGTGCTGAATGGTATTGCAGGCAATATTGACACTGTGGCAACCGCTGCCGGTGCTCTGGTTGCCGTCGGGGTAGCCCGATATTTTGGCAATATGGCGTCTTCTGCTGGATCTGCAACTGCCGGATTAATTACTGCAGCCAGAAACGAAGTGGCTCTTGCGGAAGCGCAGCTCCGGGGGACACAGATAGCAACAGCCAGGGCGCGTGCGGCGGTTTATCGTGCGCAACAGGCGGTTGTTGCTGCTCGCGGTACCGAAAGGCAGGCAGCCGCAGAAGCGAAACTGGCTGCTGCCCAAGCATCACTTACCCGTAATATTGCGGCCAGAACAGCAGCACAGACAACGCTGAATAGTGTCACGTCAGTGGGAAGTCGTCTGTTAAGTGGAGCACTGGGACTGGTTGGTGGGGTGCCGGGGCTTGTCATGCTGGGGGCCGCGGCCTGGTACACGATGTATCAGAATCAGGAGCAGGCCAGAGAATCTGCACGCCAGTATGCCGCAACAATCGACGAAATTCGCCAGAAAACGTCGGCAATGTCGCTTCCTGAAGCGTCAGATAATGAGGAAAAGACGCGACAGGCACTGAAGGAGCAGAACAGGTTAATTGACGAGCAGAAAAGTAAGATTAAATCCTTACAGGAAAAAATTGCTGGCTATCAGTATGTGCTGGCAAACCCGGGCTGGACAACCGATAACGGTTTTATGATTAACCACATGACGTCGGTAAAAACAGTCACAGAAGGGCTTGCAGAAGCAACAAATCAACTGGCAGTTGAACAGTCCCGTCTCACCCAAATGCAGGGCAAAGCGCAATCCATTCAGGATGTGCTTGCCGGGCTGGAGGAGCGACGAGTGGCGTTGATCCGTCAACAGGCAGCGGAACAAAACAAAGCGTATCAGTCCCTGTTGATCATGAATGGGCAGCATACCGAGTTTAATCGCCTTCTCGGGCTTGGTAATGAATTACTTCAGCAGCGACAGGGGCTGGTGAATGTACCATTACGGCTGCCACAGGCAACCCTGGATGATAAACAGCAGACCGCACTGAATAACAGCAAGCGCGAACTGGCTCTGTCTCGCCTTAAGGGGGAAGCGCGTGAGCGTGCCCGACTGGGCTATGCTGCGGATGATCTCGGCTTTGTGGGGGAGGCATATCAGACAGCCAGACAGAATTATATCAATAACTCACTGGATGCCTGGCGAAATAACCAGGCAAATAAACCCAAAGCGCATAAAAAGACCGAAGCGGAAAAAACAGAAGATATTTATAAACGGCTGATTAAACAGCAAAAAGAACAGATAGCACTGGCAGGGCAGAATACTGAACTGGCTAAGATGAAATATCAGGTCAGTCAGGGCGAATTATCAACCCTGTCAGAAGCGCAGAAAAAAACGCTTTTACAGAATGCAGCACTCATCGACCAGAAAAAGATTCGTGAGCAGCTTGCCGCGTATGAAAGCAGTCTGGCGGACAGTAATGCCAGTGCCCGGGCATCTGACGACGCGCAGTTGCTGGGATATGGTGAAGGCTCACGGATGCGTGAACGACTCCAGGAAATGTGGAGTATCCGGCAGGCGTTTGAGCAGAAAAATAACGAGCTACTGAGACAGTATCAGGCCGGAGAAATTGAAGAAGCCCTGTGGAAACAGGAAAAATCGCTGAATGAGAAATATCTGGAAGAGCGTCTCAGCGATCAGCAGGATTATTATGCAAAGGCTGATGCTTTACGCAGTGACTGGAATGCCGGCCTCCAGGAGGGACTGACGAACTGGGTAGACAGTGCCACCGATTATGCTTCGCAGGCGGCAGATGCTGTCGTTTCCACTATGGACGGGCTGGTATCAAATATTTCCGATGCACTGGCCGGAAATGTTGTGGACTGGAGAAACTGGGGGAGTTCAATTCTCCAGGAAGTTTCAAAAATTCTGATGAACGCTGCCATCGTTAACGGGCTGAAGTCACTTTCCAAAAGCATGTCCGGTGCCGGAGGATGGCTTGGTACGGTCGGCGACTGGCTTTCCGGTGCAGTGGCAAACGCAAAAGGTGGTGTTTACACATCGGCAAATCTGAGTGCTTACAGTAACACTATTGTGGATACACCGACGTATTTTGCTTTTGCGAAAGGTGCCGGGCTGATGGGCGAGGCCGGGCCTGAAGCTATCATGCCACTGACACGGGCAGCGGACGGCTCTCTTGGGGTCAGAGCCATTGGCAATGTGAATGGTGGCGGGGGATTTGTTTATTCTCCCGTGTATCACATCAGTATTCAGAATAAAGGGAGCAATGGCGAGATAGATACGCAGTCAGCTAGGGGGCTGGTGGATCTGATCGACAGCAGGGTTGTGTCAATTATGCAGTCATCACGTCGGGACGGAGGATTATGCAGTGTCTGAGTCTGAAGTTTTTAACTGGATCCCCCGCGAGGGGATGGAGACGACACGAAAGCCATCTGTTATTACAGTAAAGTTCGGTGACGGATATGAACAGCGACGGGCTGGTGGTCTGAATGCGGATCTGAAAACCTTTAAACCGGTATTTCGTGTCACAGATGAATATTCCCGCGCCGCGCTGGACAGTTTTTTATCCCGTCATGCCGGGATGCGTGCTTTTTTGTGGCGCCCGCCAAAACACAACAGGACTGTCAGGGTTGTCTGCAGGGAGTGGAGTACTTCGGATAATGCCATGTATACCGATTTTAACTGTACCTTTGAAGAGGTCACTCACTGATGCAGGATATACAACAGGAAACACTGAATGAGTGTACAAAAGCGGAGCAATCCGCACTGGTCGTGCTCTGGGAAGTCGATCTGACCGAAGTCGGTGGCGAGCGTTATTTTTTCTGTAATGAGCAGAACGAAAAAGGTGAGTCAGTCACCTGGCAGGGGCGACAGTATCAGGCGTACCCTATTCAGGGAAGCGGCTTTGAGATGAACGGCAAAGGAGCCAGTGCAAGACCAACGCTGAAAGTCTCTAACCTGCACGGCATGGTCACCGGGATGGCGGAAGACCTGCAAAGTCTGGTCGGCGGAACGGTGGTCCGGCGTAAGGTTTACGCCCGTTTTCTGGATGCGGTGAACTTCGTCAACGGAAACAGTGATGCCGACCCGGAGCAGGAGGTGATCAGCAGCTGGCGCATCGAGCAGTGCAGTGAACTGAGTGCGGTCAGTGCTTCTTTTGTACTGTCCACGCCGACGGAAACGGATGGCGCTGTTTTTCCGGGGCGTATCATGCTGGCCAACACCTGCACCTGGACCTATCGCGGTGATGAGTGCGGTTATAACGGTCCGGCTGTCGCGGATGAATATGACCAGCCGACGTCCGATATCACGAAGGATAAATGCAGCAAATGCCTGAGCGGCTGTAAGTTTCGCAATAACGTCGGCAACTTTGGCGGTTACCTTTCCATTAACAAACTTTCGCAGTAAATCCCATGACAGAGACAGAATCAGCGATTCTGGCGCACGCCCGGCGATGTGCGCCAGCGGAGTCGTGCGGCTTCGTGGTGAGAACGCCGGAGGGAGAAAGATATTTTCCCTGCGTGAATATCTCCGGTGAGCCGGAGGCGTATTTCCGGATGGCTCCGGAGGACTGGCTGCGGGCAGAAATGCAGGGTGAGATTGTGGCGCTGGTCCACAGTCACCCCGGTGGTCTGCCCTGGCTGAGTGAGGCCGACCGGCGGCTGCAGGTGCAGAGTGATTTGCCGTGGTGGCTGGTCTGCCGCGGGGCGATTCACAAGTTCCGCTGTGTGCCACATCTTACCGGGCGGCGCTTTGAGCACGGGGTGACGGACTGTTACACGCTGTTCCGGGATGCATACCATCTGGCGGGAATTGAGATGCCGGATTTTCATCGCGGAGATGACTGGTGGCGTAACGGCCAGAATCTCTATCTTGACAATATGGAGGCGACTGGTTTTTACCGTGTCGCACTGACAGAGGCGCAGCCGGGCGATGTGCTGCTGTGCTGTTTTGGTTCATCGGTGCCGAATCATGCCGCCATTTACTGTGGTGACGGCGAGCTGCTGCACCATATTCCTGAACAACTGAGCAAACGAGAGAGGTATACCGACAAATGGCAGCGACGCACACACTCCCTCTGGCGTCACCGGGCATGGTACGCATCTGCCTTTACGGGGATTTGCAACGATTTGGCCGCCGCATCGACCTTCGTGTGAAAACGGGGGCCGAAGCCATCCGGGCACTGGCCACACAGCTCCCGGCGTTTCGCCAGAAACTGAATGAGGGCTGGTATCAGGTGCGCATTGCCGGGCGTGATGCAGGCGAAAATGAATTATCTGCCCGTCTTAATGAGCCGCTGGAAAATGGTGCCGTGATTCACATCGTGCCGCGTATGGCGGGAGCTAAAAGTGGCGGTGTGTTTCAGGTGGTGCTGGGGGCGGCGCTGATTGCGGTGGCATGGTGGAACCCTGTGGGCTGGCTGGGTGCTGCGGCTGTATCGGGCATGTATGCGGCAGGGGCCAGTATGATTCTGGGTGGTGTGGCCCAGATGCTGGCACCGAAAGCCAGGACGCCCACGGCAGCCAGTACAGATAACGGCAAACAGAACACCTATTTCTCCTCACTGGATAACATGGTTGCTCAGGGCAATGTTCTGCCTGTTCTGTACGGTGAAATGCGCGTGGGGTCACGGGTGGTTTCTCAGGAGATCAGCACGGCAGACGAGGGGGATGGTGGTCAGGTTGTGGTGATTGGTCGCTGATGGAACATGTTTTATGTGAAACCGCCTGCGGGCGGTTTTATCGTTTATGGAGCATGACGAATGGGTAAAGGCAGCAGTAAGGGGCATACCCCGCGCGAAGCGAAGGACAACCTGAAGTCCACGCAGTTGCTGAGTGTGATCGATGCCATCAGCGAAGGGCCGGTTGAAGGTCCGGTGGATGGGTTAAAAAGCGTGCTGCTGAACAGTACGCCGGTGCTGGACAGTGAGGGGAATACCAATATCTCCGGTGTCACGGTGGTGTTCCGGGCAGGTGAGCAGGAGCAGACACCGCCGGAGGGGTTTGAATCCTCCGGTTCCGAGACGGTGCTGGGTACGGAAGTGAAATATGACACGCCGATCACCCGCACCATCACGTCGGCAAACATCGACCGTCTGCGTTTTACCTTTGGCGTGCAGGCACTGGTGGAAACCACCTCAAAGGGGGACCGGAATCCGTCGGAAGTCCGCCTGCTGGTTCAGATACAACGTAACGGTGGCTGGGTGACGGAAAAAGACATCACCATTAAGGGCAAAACCACGTCGCAGTATCTGGCCTCGGTGGTGGTGGATAACCTGCCGCCGCGCCCGTTCAGTATCCGGCTGCGCAGGATGACGCCGGACAGCACCACAGACCAGTTGCAGAACAAAACGCTCTGGTCGTCATACACCGAAATCATCGATGTGAAACAGTGCTACCCGAACACGGCACTGGTTGGCGTGCAGGTGGACTCGGAGCAGTTCGGCAGCCAGCAGGTGAGCCGTAATTATCATCTTCGCGGGCGCATTCTGCAGGTGCCGTCGAACTATAACCCGCAGACGCGGCAATACAGCGGTATCTGGGACGGAACGTTAAAACCGGCATACAGCAACAACATGGCCTGGTGTCTGTGGGATATGCTGACCCATCCGCGCTACGGCATGGGGAAACGTCTTGGTGCGGCGGATGTGGATAAATGGGCGCTGTATGTCATCGGCCAGTACTGCGACCAGTCGGTGCCGGACGGCTTTGGCGGCACGGAGCCGCGCATTACCTGTAATGCGTACCTGACCACACAGCGCAAGGCGTGGGATGTGCTCAGTGATTTCTGCTCGGCGATGCGCTGTATGCCGGTATGGAACGGGCAGACGCTGACGTTCGTGCAGGACCGACCATCAGATAAGGTGTGGACCTATAACCGCAGTAATGTGGTGATGCCGGATGATGGCGCGCCGTTCCGCTACAGCTTCAGCGCCCTGAAGGACCGCCATAATGCCGTTGAGGTGAACTGGATTGACCCGGATAACGGCTGGGAGACGGCGACAGAGCTCGTGGAGGATACGCAGGCCATTGCCCGTTACGGCCGTAACGTCACGAAGATGGATGCCTTTGGCTGTACCAGCCGGGGGCAGGCACACCGCGCCGGGCTGTGGCTGATTAAAACGGAGCTGCTGGAAACGCAGACCGTGGACTTCAGCGTGGGTGCAGAAGGGCTTCGCCATGTACCGGGGGATGTCATTGAAATCTGCGATGATGACTATGCCGGTATCAGCACCGGTGGTCGTGTGCTGGCGGTGAACAGCCAGACCCGGACGCTGACGCTCGACCGTGAAATCACGCTGCCATCCTCCGGTACCACGCTGATAAGCCTGGTTGACGGAAGTGGCAATCCGGTCAGCGTGGAGGTTCAGTCCGTCACCGACGGCGTGAAGGTAAAAGTAAGCCGTGTTCCTGACGGTGTTGCTGAATACAGCGTATGGGGGCTGAAGCTGCCGACGCTGCGCCAGCGCCTGTTCCGCTGCGTGAGTATCCGTGAGAACGACGACGGCACGTATGCCATCACCGCCGTGCAGCATGTACCGGAAAAAGAAGCCATCGTGGATAACGGGGCGCACTTTGACGGCGACCAGAGCGGCACGGTGAATGGTGTCACGCCGCCAGCGGTGCAGCACCTGACTGCCGAAGTCACCGCAGACAGTGGGGAATACCAGGTGCTGGCCCGCTGGGACACGCCGAAGGTGGTGAAGGGCGTGAGTTTCATGCTTCGCCTGACCGTGGCAGCGGATGACGGCAGTGAGCGGCTGGTCAGCACGGCCCGGACGGCGGAAACCACATACCGCTTCACGCAACTGGCGCCGGGGAACTACAGGCTGACAGTCCGGGCGGTAAATGCGTGGGGACAGCAGGGCGATCCGGCATCGGTATCGTTCCGGATTGCCGCACCGGCAGCGCCGTCTCGGATTGAGCTGACACCGGGCTATTTTCAGATAACCGCCACGCCGCATCTTGCGGTTTATGACCCGACGGTACAGTTTGAGTTCTGGTTCTCGGAAAAGCGGATTACCGATATCAGGCAGGTTGAAACCAGTGCGCGTTATCTTGGTACGGGGCTGTACTGGATAGTCGCCAGTATCAATATCAAACCGGGCCATGATTACTACTTTTATATCCGCAGTGTGAACACCGTTGGCAAATCGGCATTCGTGGAGGCTGTTGGTCAGCCGAGTGATGATGCATCCGGCTATCTGGATTTTTTCAAAGGCGAGATAGGGAAAACCCATCTGGCTCAGGAGCTGTGGACGCAGATTGATAACGGTCAGCTTGCGCCTGACCTGGCTGAAATCAGGACGTCCATTACGGATGTCAGCAATGAAATCACACAGACCGTCAATAAGAAACTGGAAGACCAGAGTGCGGCAATTCAGCAGATACAGAAGGTTCAGGTTGATACAAATAATAACCTGAACAGCATGTGGGCTGTGAAGCTGCAGCAGATGCAGGACGGACGCCTTTATATCGCGGGTATTGGTGCCGGTATTGAGAACACCCCTGACGGCATGCAGAGTCAGGTGCTGCTGGCGGCGGACAGGATTGCGATGGTTAATCCTGCGAATGGCAACACAAAACCGATGTTTGTTGGTCAGGGCGATCAGATATTCATGAACGACGTGTTCCTGAAACGCCTGACGGCCCCCACCATCACCAGCGGTGGAAATCCTCCGGCATTTTCCCTGACATCAGACGGAAAGCTGACCGCTAAAAATGCGGATATCAGTGGCAGTGTGAATGCGAACTCAGGGACGCTCAACAATGTCACGATAAATGAAAACTGTACGATTAAGGGCATGCTGGAGGCGACCCAGGTCAAAGGTGACTTCGTTAAAGCAGTATCAAAATCATTCCCGAAGAAGGCTGGTACGTGGGGTAACACAGAAACACCAAACGGTACGGTTACAGTCACCATCAGCGATGATCATAACTTTGACCGCCAGATTATTATTCCGCCCATTATTTTTAACGGTATAGCGTATGACGATCCGGGGAGCGGAAATAACCCAGGAGGCACGCGATACACGGGTTATGGTTTTGAAGTTCGCAAAAACGGCGTATTAATCGCATCCAGAGAAACTAAAGGGGCCATTCCCGGTAGTTACAGTGCAGTTATTGATATGCCTAGTGGTGGTGGTAGCGTCACTCTGGAGTTTAAGATTTTCCAGAAAGGCAATCAGGGGGCAGGCAATATCACCGACTGTACGGTGATTGTGACCAAAAAAGCTGCTTCCGGCATCAGTATTCGTTGAAATGTTTATAACCCCAATAAAGGGCGTCAGGAATGACGCCTTTTTTATTGCAGAAAAGCGAGAGGTAATTATGCGTAAATTATGTGCTGTTATTCTGTCCGCAGTAGTCTGGCTGGTTGCCGCTGGTACGCCAGCGAGCGCAGCAGAGCATCAGTCCACACTAAGCGCCGGGTATCTTCAGACCCATACTGATATGCCAGGCAGTGATGACCTGAAGGGCATTAACGTGAAATACCGTTATGAATTTACGGACACGCTGGGGCTGGTGACGTCATTCAGTTATGCCAATGCCAAAGATGAGCAAAAAACGCATTACAGCGATACCCGCTGGCATGAAGATTCCGTTCGTAACCGCTGGTTCAGCGTAATGGCGGGGCCGTCTGTGCGCGTAAATGAATGGTTCAGCGCGTATGCGATGGCGGGTGTGGCTTACAGCCGTGTGTCGACTTTCTCCGGGGATTATCTCCGCGTAACTGACAACAAGGGGAAAACGCACGATGTGCTGACCGGAAGTGATGACGGTCGCCACAGCAACACGTCTCTGGCGTGGGGGGCTGGCGTGCAGTTTAACCCGACCGAATCCGTGGCCGTTGATGTCGCTTATGAAGGCTCCGGCAGCGGTGACTGGCGTACCAACAGTTTCATCGTTGGTGTCGGTTATAAATTCTGATTAGCCAGGTAACACAGTGTTATGACAGCCCGCCGGTTCAGGCGGGCTTTTTTGTGGGGGGAATATGGCAGTACGGATTTCAGGTGTACTGAAAGATGGCGCAGGTAAGCCGATACAAAACTGCACCATTCAGCTAAAGGCCAGGCGCAACAGCACCACGGTGGTGGTGAACACAGTGGCCTCAGAAAACCCGGATGAAGCCGGGCGTTACACAATGGACGTCGAGTATGGTCAGTACAGCGTCAGTCTGTTGGTGGAGGGATTCCCGCCGTCACACGCCGGGATTATCACAGTATATGAGGACTCAAAGCCGGGCACACTGAATGATTTCCTCGGTGCAATGACGGAGGATGATGTCCGGCCAGAGGCACTGCGCCGTTTTGAACTGATGGTGGAAGAGGTGGCGCGTCACGCTGAGGAGGCGAAGAAGAATGCCGGAGAGGCGGAGACGTCAGCGAGGAATGCCGGCATATCAGCCAGTCAGGCAGAAGAGAGCGCTGCAAATGCTGACACTTCAGCAGGGGAGGCATCGGAGTCAGCCCGGCAGGCGGCAGAAAGTGCAGCCTCAGCAAAGCAGTCAGAGGATGCGTCCTCGTCCTCGGCTTCTGCGGCCGCTCAAAAAGCCAGTGAGTCATCACAAAGTGCAGCAGAAGCTGAATTGTCAAGAAAGGCGGCAGAAAGTGCAGCCGGTAATGCAGCCAGGGATGCAACGACCGCAACAGAAAAAGCCCGGGAGTCAGCAGAAAGCGCACAGTCAGCGGAACAAAGCAGGATAGCGGCGGAAGAGGCCGTAAACCGAATCCCCACCGTGGTGGGACCTCCCGGGCCAAAGGGGGAACAGGGGCCCGCGGGTCCTCAGGGGCCGAAGGGTGATAAGGGAGAGCGCGGTGACACCGGCCCTGTCGGGGCAACCGGCGAACGGGGACCGGCAGGTGATGCTGGTCCGGCAGGCCCGCAGGGGCCGAAAGGTGACAGGGGAGAGCGGGGAGAGACCGGTCTGACGGGAAATGCAGGTCCACAGGGTCCAAAGGGAGATACCGGTGCGGCAGGCCCACAGGGACCGAAAGGAGAAACAGGTGCGGCTGGCCCGGTGGGGGCAACCGGACCTCAGGGACCGAAGGGCGACCCGGGGGAGACACAAATCCGTTTTCGTCTGGGGCCGGCGAGCATTATTGAGACAAACAGCAATGGCTGGTTCCCGGATACAGATGGCGCACTCATCACCGGACTGACCTTTCTTGACCCCAAAGATGCCACACAGGTTCAGGGGATGTTTCAGCATTTGCAGGTCAGATTTGGTGACGGGCCGTGGCAGGATGTTAAGGGGCTGGATGAAGTAGGCAGTGATACAGGCAGAACAGGAGAATGACATGAATATTTTGAGAAAACTTATGCAGCGTCTGTGCGGTTGCGGAAAGCATGATGACCGTGAAAACGGGGAGTTACTTACAGCACAGCTGCGACTGGGACCGGCAGACATTCTGGAGTCCGATGAGAATGGCATTATCCCGGAGCAGGACAGGGTAATCACGCAGGTGGTGATACTGGATGCGGATAAAAAGCAGATACAGTGTGTGGTAAGACCGCTGCAAATCCTGCGTGCTGACGGGACGTGGGAAAATATTGGCGGGATGAAGTAACCCGACAGCTTCACAAAAACCGGAGTCCGGCTCCGGTTTTTGTTGGTTAGATGTAATCTGACAGATACCTGTATAAATAACCGGTAACTGTCAGGTCAGAGCTAATACAGGTAATTATATTATAATCACGAGCGCTTAGATGTATTAATACCATGCTCTGCAAGATGCTGCATCAGACGCTGAGCCACATCAGGCAGAGGTCTTGATTGTTCATTTTGTACTGGCGGTGGTGGCGCAGGCCAGTTAGGTGCCGGAGGAATATATTCAGCCATATTCCGGGCTGGTTGAATGCCATGCTCTGCAAGATGCTGCACCAGACGCTGAGCCACATCAGGTAGAGGCCGATGTAAAGCGTTTTTTTCTATACTTGACTGAGTATATGGATTTGCCCCTATATTTCCAGACACCTGTTATCACTTAACCCATTACTGGCTTGCTGCCGTAGATATTCCCGTGGCGAGCGATAACCCAGTGCACTATGCGGATGCCATTCGTTATAATGCTTGAACGCCTCTGCAAGGTTCTTTGCTGCCGTTAACCCGTCTGGTTTGGGCATGACACTGATGTAGTCACGCTTTATCGTTTTCACGAAGCTCTCTGCTATGCCGTTACTCTCCGGACTCCGCACCGCCGTGCTCTTCGGTTCAAGCCCCAACATCCGGGCAAACTGCCGTGTTTCATTAGCCCGGTAGCATGAACCATTATCCGTCAGCCACTCTACTGGAGACGCCGGAAGCTCGTTGCCGAAGCGGCGTTCCACCGCTCCCAGCATGACGTCCTGTACTGTTTCACTGTTGAAGCCGCCCGTAGTGACCGCCCAGTGCAGTGCCTCACGGTCACAGCAGTCCAGCGCGAACGTGACTCGCAGTTTTTCTCCGTTATCACAGCGGAACTCGAACCCGTCAGAGCACCATCGCTGATTACTTTCTTTCACAGCCACTCTGCCTGTATGTGCCCGTTTCGATGGCGGTACAGCAGGTTTTCGCTCAAGCAACAGCGCATTCTGGCGCATGATCCGGTAAACACGTTTGGCATTGATCGCAGGCATACCATCAAGTTCTGCCTGTCTGCGAAGCAGCGCCCATACCCGACGATAACCATACGTGGGCAGCTCTCCGATAACATGGTGTATACGGAGAAGCACATCCGTATCATCAGTGTGACGACTGCGGCGGCCATCCATCCAGTCATCGGTTCGTCTGAGAATGACGTGCAACTGCGCACGCGACACCCGGAGACAACGGCTGACTAAGCTTACTCCCCATCCCCGGGCAATAAGGGCGCGTGCGCTATCCACTTTTTTGCCCGTCCATATTCAACGGCTTCTTTGAGGAGTTCATTTTCCATCGTTTTCTTGCCGAGCAGGCGCTGGAGTTCTTTAATCTGCTTCATGGCGGCAGCAAGTTCAGAGGCAGGAACAACCTGTTCTCCGGCGGCGACAGCAGTAAGACTTCCTTCCTGGTATTGCTTACGCCAGAGAAATAACTGGCTGGCTGCTACACCATGTTGCCGGGCAACGAGGGAGACCGTCATCCCTGGTTCAAAGCTCTGCTGAACAATTGCGATCTTTTCCTGTGTGGTACGCCGTCTGCGTTTCTCCGGTCCTAAGACATCAATCAT